CGGTCACGCACAGGCAGCACCCGTTGTACTTGATCCCGCGAAAGAATATGCGTTTATCATAATCCCAGAAAACAATGATCCTCATTATGATATCTGGTGTTCTAAGTTGGGTGAGACGAAGATTGGTACAAAGTCAGACAGAGTGACTGCTGAAGAAACTTACTCTGGCATTCTGTTCACTTCTGCTAACAACAGAACATGGACACCGCACCAACAAGAAGACCTCAAGTTTGTATTGTACCTCCATGAATTTGCTACGGGCACAGGAACCGTGGAGTTTGCAAACGCACACGCAGAATTTGTTTCGGGTAAAGATTTCGTTGGTGGCAAACCAGATCAGAATGACCCAGGCACATGGTATAGTTTTAGAAATACTATCAATGCTGGTGGTTCTGGACATGCGGTTGGTGACCTAATTACAATGAATACAACCAGAACAAACTGTCCAAAAGGAATTATCTTTGAGGTAACTTCTGTTGATGGTAGTGGCGCGGTCACAGGAATTAAAGCGAATCAGTATCACGATGGGTCTGCCGCTTCTTACAATGATTGGCCTTGGAGCTTGGGTAGAGATGGTATCTCTTTGGGCACATACGATCCCGAGTCTGGCGCAGTGCCGCCGCCATTGTCTGACGCAACGCTAGAACAGTCTGCATCTACTGGTAGTGGTGCCGGATTTACAGTAAATATGCGACCCAAGAAGATGTTCATGCAGAAGGTTGATAATGTTCTAGACAGATATGATTTCTACTTGCCTCCTGAGAATCAGGACAACGAATTGAACGTTGCAGGAATCCTCGCTGGAGATACTACCCTGTTGCCTCAGGTCGATGATCTATGGTTCCAAAGAACAATTGGTAAGAGGGCTTTCTATATCAAAGAGACTGGCCTCAAGAAGATTATAAATACTTCTAGAACAAACATGACTCTCAGAGATTATACTAGTACTGATACTAACATCTCAAGGGCTACAACACTGTCAAGTGGCGTCAATCAGAGGGGAAATACATTTGAATCAATGACCCCGACGATGTTGAGACCGACCCTACAAGAAGCAGCCGTCTACTCCCTGAGTGACGAACTCAACTTTGCAGTGGGAACCGATATTTGGTCTAGAAAGAGTTATCGACACAGAGTGGAGATGACAAATGAAGCTGTTTCGGTATCCCCTGTTTTGAACCCCATGAGAACTTCTGCGGAAGTTAGGGAATACGTTGTCAACAATGATGCTACGAATGAAACAGAACCACTTGGCGGTAATGCTAAATCTAGATTCATTAGTAAGATTGTAAGACTCGCAGACGGACAAGAGGCAGAAGATGTTCTACTCTCTGTTGCACAGTTTACTCCGCCTGGTTCTGATGTCAAAGTATACTTCAAGGGTGTTTCCGCAGAAGACGATCTTGACATCCGAAGAGAAAAGAATTGGATTGAAATGGAGTATGGAAACAACAATCCAACTGGTTCTTTGAATAAGAATCGATTCGTGGACATGGAATATCAACTTCCGAAGACTGCTCTGAACTCCAACGGTAAGTATTTTTATAGTACAGACCGACTCAACCCAGATGCGTTGACTCTTTCGGGTGGAGCGGGATATGAGAATCTTCAACAGTGTCCTGTATTTGTAACTGGTGGAACCTCAACCGACATCGTAATCAAGTCACTGGATTCTAGTGGTACTGCGTTGACATTTGATGTTCTCAATCCAGGCGCTAACTTTGGTGGTTCCGTACCGACAATTAAGGTTGGATTTGACCACGCAGGAAGTGAACAATATGCAGTGAATACGGTTGTTGCGGATACTGATGCCACTGGAACTACAGAACGAATTTTCAAGTGTATCACTGCTGGTACTACTGCGGCACTGTCTGAGGGCGAGAACCCAGGCACCCAATTGGACAAAACTGCTGATCCTAGTTTGGTCGCTGGTGTCGCACAGTGTACCGATGGAACCTGTGTTTGGTTGTACCTCGGTGAAAGAGCAGTGTTTGGTGGTGCCGCGTTGCAGACAGTGGAGTACACAGGATTTAAATACTTCCAGTGTAAGATTGTAATGACTGCTGAGAACACATCAATAATACCGAAATTGAAACAATTGAGAATGATCGCCATGATGGCGGGTGTGCAAGATACGGTATAAGGATTATAAATAAAATGGAAAACAGCGTATCAAAGAAAGATTTTTCAAGAGACCCAGAGTCGGGAGCACTAGTTTCTGTCAACAATGATGCACTTGCTGCATATAGACAGAAGATTTCAAAACAACAAGCCCAAAAAAGAAACATTTCCAAAATGTCAGATGATATAAATAATCTGAAGGAAGAATTTCAAGAAATGAAAGACCTCTTGATACAAGTTACTAACTCGTTAAACAATAAAATAATAGATAGGGACTAAAATGGCTACGATTACTTTAAGGGCATCAAAGGGGTCTCCGCTTACTAATACCGAGGTGGATACCAACTTTACGAACCTCAATAACGCAAAATACGAAAGTGGTGATAATGCATCTTTCGGTACACTGGCCGCTTCGGGTAATTTAACCCTTGGTATTAGCGCGTCAATTTCTGCCGCTGGTGCTGATGCATCTACCGGAACTGCGCTCACAAAAACTTACAACATCATTGCTTCTGGTTCGTCAGGTCAAGGTGTTGTACTTCCTGCTGCTACTGCTGGTTTGCTCATAAACGTTTTTAATACTAGTGGTAACACTATTAAAGTTTATGGTAACGCAGGGACAGAGACTATTGACGGATCAACTTCTGTAGAATTGGTGACTGCTAATGGTTACGAGTTGATTGCTACGGGTACAGGCACTTGGAGTCAGGTTGGTTCTGGTGGTAGTAACGTAGAAGATTTTACAATCAACGGTACTGCTGAACTTCTCGGTGATTTGAAACTTGGCGCATCTGCTAACGTTTCTTCTGCTGGTAGTGACCAATCAGGTGCAACTGCTCTCACAGAAACCTTCAACGTAATTTCTACTGTTGGTGGTTCTACTCAGGGTGTTAAGTTACCTACCGCTGCTGCTGGACTCACAATTATCGTTACTAATTCAACGACAACCGACTGCGAACTGTATCCGAATACTTCAGATACTATTGAAGGTGGTTCAGCAAACGTTGCTGTCACTCTTCCCGCAAAAACTACATTTACTTTGACATGTGGAGATGCTACTAATTGGGTTAAACACCGAGGTATCGCTGTATACAACTCTAGTGGCACTTTGATTAACTAAGGAGTTAAAAGATGGCTGGTCCAATAACACTTGAAGCTGGAAGTTATCCTGTAGCCGCAGATGGGCTACAAGGTTTTCGTGAACTAACAGCAACGGAAATTCGTAATCAAATTGCTGGTGTTATTACCCAAAAGTTTGCTACTGATACGGATGGGTCTGGTACTGCTGAACTAAACGTTGTTACTGGTGGTTCTGCTGGTTCCGATGAGATTGGCACCTTTTCCGACAGGGCAAGAACTGAATCCGTTGGAACCCACCCCGCTGCTGGTACTCTCACTACAACTACGTTTCGTTTCAATCAACCAGTTGCTAGTGTGAGTGAATCTGCTCAAATCAATCCTTTGCAATGGACAAACACATCTATCGATGAAATGACAGATTCAGAAATTGATTCGGAAATTCTCGATGAAGTTATCGCTGCAATGGTAGTAGAAGACGAACATACCGTGGGTCAGTACAAGGTTGATACTTCTACCCCCTCTGGTGGAACGTGGACTGCTCGGTATACTATCCCAGATACGCAAACCGATGGTACTACCGTAAACTATTATCTCTGGCAAAAAACTGCGCCGACAACGGATGCGGGTTCTAATACTAACATGCTTCTCCAAGTCGATGCAGATGGTAACATTGATGAGATGACAGAGGCTGACGTAGAAACTCTGGTTCCTGCTTTTAGAAACAGGATCATTGCTTCTGGTGTTGGAACGTATCTGCTTGAGTCTACCACACCTTCTGTAGCTGGAACGTGGGTTCAGATGGGTGGAACGATGACTGACCAAGTAAAGAATATTGTTTCAGAAAACTACTCAGGTGAATATGCTGGGTCGTACACTGGCTACTATGACAGATTCTTTTCTGGATTCTTAAATGGTGCCTATGCGGGTACATACTCAGGAACTTATTACGGTGAGTATGCCGGTAACACCATTCAATCCTCTAGTTCTACTCAAGAGACGAAACAACTTTTTGTAAGAACCGCTTGATTATTTGACATATATACTAGTGGGTGTTATAATACACCCACAGTATTTTTTATAGTATGAGGAACATTATGGACTCTCAATCAAAATATCGTAACCCCCGTTGGCTTGATAAAGAAAACCGCAGAGTTTTTTGTGAGATTCTTGTGGGTGACGTATATCGCCCCTGCAACATCAATGTCGGAAATCCAGAAGAAGGTCTGTCCAACAGAGACTTTGATGCAATCATGGAAGAGTTCGGCGAAGAGGTGTTGGACGAAAACACTGTTCGCCATCAGGAAACTGCTGACGAAGAACTCAAGAAACGCGAAGAGACACAAGAGATTCATCATAACAGGATGAAACAAGAAACCCTGTTTGAGATGAAACTTCAAGCATTTGAGTCTGAGTATATTAAGAACTCCGACAATAAAGAACTCAAGAAACTTCTAAGAAAAGCAAAGACTCTTATCGAAGTACAATCATTTGCTACCATTCTGATACAAGAAGAACTTAATAAGTCAGAATGAACGGATACCTGTACGTTGCTACGGTCAAGTATGAATATTACTTGGCCGCGAAGGAATCTGCCCTATCTCTTTTGGATTTTCACCCAGAAGCCAATATCTGTTTATTTACTTTGCCAGAGTGGGTAGAAGAGGACGATCATGAAATATTTGATCGCATCATAACAGATATTCCGAATCATGTCAGAACAAAACTGTGGGCGTTGTCACGGACCCCATACGATCTAACACTCTATGTAGACTGCGACACTTGGATTCAAGATGAGGAGATACAAGATATCTTCAATCACATCGGAGACAACGATATAATCTTCACTCGCAATCGTCCGTATAACTCAAAGATCACACNNATCTATCACTGCGGCATTTTTCTATATAAGAAAAGTATGCATGTAGTTGAGTTGATGGACGATTGGTATGAATACTATTGCAGACAGATATCTAAAGGTTATGATATAAGTCCGTATCCAGAAAAGGCTAGACCGTGGGATACGTTCACTATGTGGTATCTACTAAATAAAACTAAACACAAAGATACCATAAAAATAGGAGATTTTCCATCACCGGACGCAAGGTGGAATTTTTGTATGGGGCAAAGACCGGAAGAACTAGAAGGTCAAGATGTAATCATCACTCACTACAGTTTAGGAAAAATCACATTAAATGATAAGCATACCAATAAATCAAGAACTTCAGAAGTCTCTTGACGATTATATTACTTGGTTCAATAAAAGAGACTTTGAACTCCCAACGGCCGAAAACCACGAAGATGGTTTGGGCATAGACTACTATTGTTCTAAAGAATATCTGGACACTGTAATCGACAAAGGCAAAGATCATAGAGGTCCGCCTGAGTTTGGTATCACATGTAGTTTTCAAACTACACCCAACGTACCAGAAGAAGCTAGATCAAAATCATTAGAGTTTTGTACTTCTCTGTCTTCTTATCTGGGGGCAAAGTATACTGCGGTACACGTTTACTATCCATCAAACGGGTTTATGTCGTGGCACTGTAATTGGGACTGTCCGGGCTACAACATTCTACTGTCCCACAGTGACGGTGGTGGATTCTTCAGACATCTAGAAGACGGTGAGATCAAAACTATCCATGACCCTGTAGGATGGTCTGCCAAGGTTGGATACTACGGTGGCAAGGATGAGGAACCATACTGGCACTGCGCTGGATCAACTGGACCCAGACAAACGATTGGGTTTGTTATCCCAGATAAAAATATGTGGGAGATGATGGTAGAGGACATTGGTTCAGAATGAGTTTGATTCACAAAGAAGGTGACCAGTTGTGGCCGAAGGTCAGAAGTATCAGTGGCCAAGTTGTGGGTTATGATCCAGACAGCACTGCTGAATATCTGTTATCTGACAATCCAAATTTTTCTGACTACAATGAAGACTATGGTCACCGAATATCATATGACTTCAATTATGCTGGACACAGAACACCAAAAACTTTTGACAAAACAAATCACTTCTTAGTTGTAGGTGGTTCTCAGACCTTTGGTACTGGAGTGCCAGAAGATAAGTGCTACCCATCACTAATTGCAAAACGTTTGGGTATGGACTATTACAACATGTCTTTGCCTGGCGTGTCTCATGACATAAACATTTCAAATCTACTGTGGTATCTATCTACACACTCTCCCAAGTTCATACTGTGGGAGTGGTTATTCGATTCAAGAAATTATTTAATTCTTCCGCACATGGATGATATGGTTCTACCCTTGATTTCAACCCATGTAGAAAAATATGAAAAGGTTTTCGATATCCGTGGACTGCCGGAATTTTTTCTATCTTGTAATGACGTTGGGTATAACAAATCCCGCAGGCAGGTACATGAGATGGCATTACAAAATATTTCTAATATGCATAAAGTCCATCAATTTGATTTCAACAAGGATTTTGAAATAAATTCAACTGACGTTGGTAGAGATGGTTTGCATTACGGAATTGATACTCACAAATCAATAGCAGAACTTCTAACTGTCGGATTAAACCTAGACTAGAAGAATCCTTCTCTCTGACCTATAATCATAAACCTATCATATTCTCTCTTGCCATCCCAAGTGTGATAGGTTTGTTGAATAGTACCCTCATACTCCGCATCAGGCAATCCAATTTGTTCTTTCAACTGTTCGATTGAGCTAACGCAATTAATGCCGTACATTTCTTCAACCACATTGGAGTTTTGCATGGCGAATACTGCATTAGGGTTCTTTGTTACCAATTCATTCAGTGGGTACATCTGTTCCGTGTGGATACATATCACCACATCAACTTCAATGTTGTTGAGGTTTTCAAATTCAAAGGGGACATCCAGATTCCAGTGACGAATGTTGACAAACTTTTCTTGGGCATAGTGTTTGTGAAAAATCTTTGACAGTTCGATTGACTCTTCATCTAAGTCAACCATGTGAATCTGTGCTACGTCTAGGTTCTCACAGATCAACGGAACCATAGGCATACCCAACCAAGAGTTGAGAATCAATACTCTGAGACTTCCAGACTTTGCATAGTATTCTTCAAGGTAAGTTTGTAGTTCCTCAACCAACCAGATACTAGCCTCCATGTTGTTCTCTGACAAAGACTGTCTGAAGTCTGCCAATTTGTGAGGCATCTTGTGTTCGATGATGTGCAGGGCCTCGCCCCAGTGTTTGAAATTATTTAAGAAATTAAAATTTAACATCTTCACTTTTTCCCATTGAGTCAAAAATACAAATATATGGAAGTTCTCGGTAGGTATGTTTTTCTATGTCGTGAGGAAAAACAAAACCTTGGTTGAAACTATACACCCATCCAAGTGGGAATAGTTTTGTTTTGATTACTCTTCTGTTGTAGAAGAAGTTGTCAAGTCCCCGATAGTACCATAGTATTTGTTTCTGATACTTATTAAAGTATTCAGTTAGTTCTCTAGTATTTAGACTGTCATTCCAACGCAGCACAGATGAGTTAAGATCGGTAAACTTGTGAGGAACGTGTCTGGTGTCTTTGTATTGTGTTTCTAGATCGTGCCACCATGTCTTTACCAGACACAAACAATCTTCTGGATCATAGTCTGCGATCACATCAACATTTTTTTGAATGATAGTGTCAATGTCAAAGAACATCTTCTCACCCTTTTGCGTTACGATGTTGTCATCGAACAGGTACATCTTGTTCCACCACTTCTCCAGTTTGTTGCCGCCTGGTAGCGCGAGTGGTTTGATTGCAGNNCAATCCTTTGGGGTCTTCTGTGAGACAGAAGAAATCAAAATCGCATGTAAGATACGTCAAACATTGTTCGTAAATGCTGTTGACATGTTGGTGATTGTACTTGTCACCCCACTTTACCGTGTAGATGTTCATCGCCAATGCTCCAACAAATTTGGATCAACAAGTTCATCTTGTTTTGTGTGTCCCCTGCTCTTGTCTTCAAAGGGTAGAAG